CGTCATTTCCATTTGGTGCTAATGATGATTTATGCGATACTATGACTCAGGCCCTGATGCGTTTTCGTGAAGGTGGTTTTGTTTCTTTAGCAAATGATTACGAAGATCAGGAAAGGCAAAGACCTCTTAGGATGTATTATTAATATGGCAGTAGAGAATAAAGCAAAAGAAGATATGTTTAACACAAATTATTCTTTTTTAAAAAAATGGCATAATGAAAATTACACCTTATTGCCTAAAGGAAGTAAAAATAAAGATACTTCTATGCAATTAGGAACTAGAGAGTTTGATGGAATTACTTATATTTTGCCAACTTACAAAAAAGGAGAAGGTAAAATTTCTGCTACAACATTTTTAGATGATATAAAAAAAAGAAAAATAGTTGGATATAATTCAAAAGAAGTTGCAGAATTAGAATTAGTAAAGCTAAGAAATGAGATTTTAGGAAAGAAAAATGGCAATTGAAAAACAATTTTCAGAAGAAATAATAGATACAACAACAACAGAAGATGCAGATTCTTTAGACTCTGAAATTATTGAAGTCTTAGAAGCTATGGGCGAAGGCGAAGAGAATGTGCAGATGCAAGAAGACGGCTCTGCAATATTAGGCCCAGAAGAGCCAATGGCTCCAGAAGTAGGCTTTGCAGAAAACCTAGCTGAAGTTATATCAGAAAAAGAACTATCTACTATATATATTGAGTTAGTAGCAGCTATTGAAAGCGATAAGTCCTCTAGAGAAGATTGGGAAAAAACTTACACAGATGGCCTTAAATATTTAGGCATGAAGTTTGATGAAAATAGATCTGAACCCTTTGCAGGAGCTTCAGGTGTTATTCACCCATTACTAGGCGAATCAGTTACTCAGTTCCAAGCGCAAGCATATAAAGAATTACTACCAGCAGGAGGCCCAGTCAAGACACAAATTCTTCATGTTATGGAAGAGTATGACGAAGAGCTTGACCAAATGCTTTTCTATCTACCACTTGCAGGTTCTGCATTTAAGAAAGTTTACTACGATGAAACACTAGGTAGACCTGTATCAAAGTTTGTAGCTCCAGAAGATTTAATCGTGCCTTACTACACAACTGACTTAGAGACTTGTTCTAGAATTACTCACGTTGTTAAGATGCCAGAGAATGATGTAAAAAAATTACAAGCTATTGGTTTTTATAAAAATGTAGATGTAGAGTCTGGAACCAACGTTAATCTTACTTCAGATATAAAATCAGAAAAAGAAAAACTAGAAGGTATGGAGCCTAGCTATGATGATGGCGAAGTATCTATTTTATATGAAGTTCATTGCAATTTAGATCTAGAAGGCTTTGAGGATATGGGTCAAGACGGCGAACCTAGCGGAGTTAAGTTACCTTACATAGTAACTATAGATTCTAATAGTGAAAACATTTTAGCTGTTAGACGTAACTTCAAAGAAGAAGATCCGATGAAGAAAAAAACTGAATACTTTGTGCATTTTAAATTCTTGCCAGGTTTAGGTTTTTACGGCTTTGGACTAACACACATGATTGGTGGCTTATCTAAAGCTTCTACATCTATTATGAGACAGCTAATTGATGCTGGTACTCTAGCTAATTTACCTGCTGGTTTTAAAACTAGAGGTATTAGAATTAGAGATGAAGATACTCCGATACAACCAGGTGAGTTTAGAGATGTAGATGCACCAGCAGGCTCACTTAGAGATGCTATACAGCCATTACCATTTAAAGAGCCTAGCGGAACTTTACTTAGCTTGTTAGGGTTATTAGTACAATCTGGTCAAAAGTTTGCTTCTATAGCAGATACAAATGTTGGCGAGGGTAACTCGCAAGCACCTGTTGGAACTACATTAGCTTTGATGGAAAAATCAAGCAAAGTGTTGTCAGCTATACACAAAAGATTACACAACGGCCAAAAGAAAGAATTTAGATTACTTGCTACTATCTTTAAAGATAGTTTACCTCCTGTTTATCCTTACGCGGTATCAGGTGGCAATATGCAAGTTAAGCAAACAGACTTTGATGATAAGGTTGATATATTCCCAGTTAGTAACCCAGACATATTCTCTACTAGTCAAAGAATAGTTATGGCTCAAGAGATGATGCAGTTAGTGCAATCTAATCCAGAGATACATGGTCCTGGTGGAACTCACGAAGCTTACAGAAGAATGTATGCCGCTTTAGGTGCAGACAATATAGACCAATTACTTATGCCGCTACCAGATACAACTCCTAAACCTATGGAGTCTGGTATGGAAAATAGTGGTTTAATGATGGGTGGTCCAGCTCAAGCGTTTCCAGAACAAGACCATGATGCGCATATAGCAACTCACGTATCTTTATTAAATATGAGTCCTGTACAAATGAATGCTCAAATTCAAAGCAATATACATTCACACATTATGCAGCATTTACAATTAAAAGCAGATGCACTTGCACAACAACAAATGCCACCTGAAGTTATGCAACAGTACCAACAATTACAACAGCAAGCTCAACAGATGCCGCCACAAGATGCAGCTCCTGTAATGCAGCAAGCTCAAGCTTTGTTAGCACAATCCAGTTCTCCAATTATGTCTCAACTGATGCAAGAATTTGCTCAACAAGTTTCTGCGCCACCGCAAGAAGATCCGCTTGTTACTATTAGAAAGCAAGAGCTTGCTCTTAAAGGACAAGAACTATCTCAAGATCAACAACAGTTTGAATCTAAAGAAAAACTACGTACGGAAGAAAAATTACGTCAAGATAAAATTGATGTAGAAAGAATCCAAACACAAAAAGATATAGCTGAGTTAAAAGATGACACAACTAGAGATAGAATGGATCAACAAAAAGAATTGAAATTGATTGATATTGGTTTAAAAGGATTGTAAGGTAACATATATGAAAAACACAAAAGTATTAAAAGGAAAACAAAGTTACTCTAATAAGGGTACTGTGCCATTTAAAGCTGTTTCAGAAGCACCTAAAAAAACTACAGCTTCTTCTACTCCAGGAATGGGGAAAGGGAAAGCTAGAGGAATGGGCGCTGCTGAATTTGGCGGCAAGTTTTCTGGCATATATTAAATGTCAATTATTTGGCTGTCTGAACAGCTAAAGAAAAGAATTAATGAGAAGAAAGAAGATATCCAAATAGCCATTATGAATGGCACTAAGGATGTCGAAGAATATCATTATCTACGTGGGCGCTACAATTCTCTCGCCGACCTAGAATCTGAACTTAGAGAGTTGCTAAAAAAGGTAATAGAAAACGATGAGCAAGGTAATAGTTCCTGAACATGTCGCAAAATCAGTAGAAAAAGATCTACAACAAAAAAAACAACAACTAGAAGATCAAAAACCCGAAGCGGTTAAAGAAGTTGAAAAAGCTTATACAGAAGCAGCAAAAAGAGTATTGGATCCTTCCTTGCTCGATAAATCATTCTTAGAGCGTATGCCTCAGCCTACTGGGTGGAGGATTCTTATATTGCCATATAAAGGCAAAGGCGTTACTGAGGGTGGTATTCAGTTAATAAAAGAAACTGTTGACAGAGAATCCTTAGCAACAGTAGTGTCCTACGTTGTCAAGATGGGGCCTCTATGTTATGCAGATAAGAAAAAGTTTGGAGAAGCTCCTTGGTGTCAAAAAGGAGATTGGGTGTTAATTGGTAGATATGCAGGAGCTAGGTTTAAACTTGGCGACGATGCAGAGTGCCGTATTATAAACGACGACGAAATTATTGCGACCATTGATGATCCCGATGATATCGTCAGCGCATAACGTGAGGAGGACTCATGCCAGAACCTGAAATGAATGAAGAATTACAACAACCCATAGAAGATGGGCAAATTGTTGAAGTAGAAGCAGAAGAAGTTTCTGAAGATAAAGAAGCTTTAGCTGCTATAGAAAATGTTTCTGTTGAAGAAGATAAGGAAGTTAAAAAAGAAGACGAGTTAGAAGATTATTCTAAAGGCGTTCAAAAAAGAATAGCTACACTTACTAAAAAAATGCGAGAGCAAGAAAGAGCAGCTAATTCTGCTTATGAATATGCTCAATCATTGCAAGCAGAAAACCAACAATTAAAACAAAGCAGCACTCAATTAAATAAAAATTATTTATCTGAAGCTCATAACAGATTAACATCTCAAAGAGCTCAAGCTAATGCAGTTTTAAAAGGTGCTTACCAAGATCAAGATTGGGACAAGGTAACAAAGGCCCAAGGTATTTTAGATAAGATAACAGTTGAAGAAAGCAAGTTAGCCAACAGTAAACCTGTTGTCCAACAACAACAACAAAGTAATTATCAAACGTATCAACAACCCGCGCAACAGCAACAACAGATGGCTCAGCAACAAGCTCAACCTGACCCTGAAGCTGAAAGCTGGGCTGATAAAAATGAGTGGTTTGGTCAGGATGAGACAATGACCTTAGCCGCTTTTAACATTCATCGTAAATTAATTGAGGAAGAGGGCTTTGACACTTCCGATTCTACATATTATGATGAGATAGATAAACGTATCAGAACTGAATTTCCTCACAAATTCTCAACAGGTGATGAAGTCAAGTCTAATAGCAGAATGCAACAAAATGTTGCACCAGCTGGAAGAAGTGATAGTTCTGGGCGCAAACGTCAAGTCAAACTTAGCGCAAGCGAAGTTCAAATGGCAAAACGTTTAAATGTGCCGCTTAGTGAATATGCTAAGCACATTAAAAGGTAAATTATTATGACTGATGAGAAAAATATAGAACACAATAACAGAGCTCCGCGCTCTGCTGAAACTCGAGCTAAAGATACTGCTCGCAAACCTTGGCGTCCCCCATCTATGTTGGATACGCCTCCAGCACCTGAAGGATATACCTACAGGTGGATAAGAGCTGAACTCGTTGGTGAAGAAGATA